CGACGTGTGCTGATTACTTCCTCAATACCACCATCATAGAATGTCTTACGAATGATGTCTGCCCAATCAACCAGGTGCTTACAGAAGGCACGATCTTCAATACCCAAATCAAGTGCAATACCTTCAAGGATTTTCTGCTCTGTTGCAGGAGCAGGGTAAGACTGTTCAAAGGTTACTGGGAACCTTTCAAGGAATGCTTCATTGAGCACATTAGTTCCAATGAATCGTCCATCATCTGAACCCTTTCCTTTAGTATTGGCGGTTGCGAATACTTGGAAACCCTTTGTGGGCGCAATGTACTGGCCAGTTTTCTTGAGGAAAATCCCTTTTCCTTCAAGAATAGATTGAAGACAGAGGATTTTGTTTGAGGCGAGGTCAATCTCATCAAGGAGCAGGACTGCACCTCGTTGGAGTGCTTCAATGACTGGGCCATTGTGCCAGACGGTTTCACCATTAACAAGGCGGAAACCACCAATAAGGTCATCTTCATCAGTTTCAATTGTAATATTAACACGAATCAGTTCCCTCTTGAGTTGAGCACAAGCTTGTTCAACACAGAGTGTTTTACCATTACCAGAAAGTCCTGTAATGAAGACAGGGTAGAAAAGATTGGACTTAACAATTTTTTTAACATCAGTGAAATTGCCAAACTGGACGAAGGTATCATCTTTCTGGGGGATAAGGTTTTGTTCAATAGCAGGAGCAGCAGCAGGTGCTTCATAAGACTGCTCAAGTTTCTCTTTAACAGTCAGGTTCCACTTACCACGACCAACTTTGTAATCATCAAGTTTCTTAGTAACAGTCTGATAGGTAGTGCCATTCATTGCACACCATGCACGAACATCAGCAGCAACTACTTCTTCACCATATAGATTTGAGATGGAAGACAGGATGTATTCAGTGGAGAGTGCCATAGTGGTTTTGTTCAACAGGTTAATTATAAAGGATGGAGAGGGGTTCTGGACCCCTTTGTGGTCAGTGCTAGGACTGGTCAGCAGACCAGATCCATGAACTTGCTCAGAACTTTCTTATTTAGTGCCTTGGTCTTCAAATTCTTGACAAAGGCAGATTTGATCTTTGCTTTGGATGCACCTTCTTCAACTTCAAATTCTGCTTGATTGTTTAGTGCAGAGGTTTGCATTGCAAAGTAGGATGTGTATCCAGTGTTTTTGATGTCATAGAATTTATCTTTTTTGATTTTTTTGTTTATATCATCACTGATATATTCATACCTTCTGATGAAATCATTCATGCTTCTAGGACCACAAAGACGAATACCAATAAAATTAACATCTTTGTTTTCTTGCTTTAGGTTTTCCAAAAGGACTTGAGTAAATTTGTAATACTCATGCTTGAATTGATAAGTGAATCCAGTTTTCCTATTCCTGAGATAAGATTGTTGTGCAATGGGATACCTACCACCATGACCACCATATGAATTTGTTCTAGCAACCATCATTGCATTTGCTTCACCATCAGTTAGAACAAATACATGAGTCTTTTGCAGACCATGCATTTTCTTAAAAGCAGGGATAATTTTATGAAGTGACACAATTGCCTCATTAAGAGGAGTGCCAGAGAGATAAAGTTCACCAGGATAGTTGTAAGCACAATAGCGTCTAAAACTAAACACCATTCTGAAGATAGAAAGCATTTGCTTTTCAAGATCCTTCTTACTAACACGACTGGTTAGGAGATTCATCATTCTAAATGAACCATCAATGATAAATTTACCCTCCTCCCAAATGTGTTCTCTTTCTTCATCAGAATCTTTCACGTAATTATTTGTAAAAGCATAAACATCAAATGGAATATTGCATTTGTTACAGAACCACACCAGATTAAAAAGTTGCTTAATTGTATCAAGCAGACAATCTGCCATAGAACCAGACCAATCAAGAACAAAAACTAGTCCATGATTCTTACCATCAGCAAGTGTAGTGACTTTCTTGAAGAGATCTTCATTATACTTGTAAGTATGAAGTTTAGAGCAATCTAGAACACCAGTTCTGGAGGTAGAAGCACGTGCATAAGAATCAGCAGACTTCTTACATTCAAATTCTTTTACCAGATAGTTAACTTCACGTGCAGCAGACTTTCTGAATTTGTTGTATTCAGAATCAGAAAATCCATAGATTTTTTCATCAGATTTGTATAGGTCCTCTGCCCAGTCAAATTTTGCTCTGATCTCACTGAAAGGAACAATAATCTTATCTAGTTCAAAATCAGGCAACTCAAAGTATTCAGTGACACTTCCATTCATATTGCCACAGAGGTCTTCAATCTGCTGTTCAAATGTGGAGTCAGTTTGAACTTCTGGTTCTTTATCTTCTTTTACTTCATCTCCAGCATTCTCACCATCATTAGAACCTTCTTCACTAACTTCAGATTGTTGCTGACCACTTTCATCAGTGCTTCCACTTGATTCCTCAGGAGTCTGATTATCAGATGATTGTTCTTGCTTCTCTCCACCCCCTTGACTACCAGACTTTGGTGACATTGGGATAGGTTGAGTTTCAGGTTGCTGGTCACCCTTACAATATGAATACAGTTGTATTGCTGCTTCAACTGCATCATCAAAGGTCTCAGCATCAGCAATCTGATTGATAATTACATTCTCTTTTTCACTAAAAGTAATGTCAAGATGCTTGCCAATTTTAAAGAATAGATTGGCACGATCTGCCAAATTCATCTCATCAACATCCTCATCTTCAATGCAGAAGAAGTCTTGCTCTGCTAGTTCCTTATAACCAGCACCAAATGATTTAAGAAGACCAGGATATTTACGTTTCATCAGTTTCTCAATGCGAGCATCCTCAGTCACATTGACAAACTGCTGAGGAACTTTGTCCTCAAAGGACCAGTCATTAGGTGTGAAGAGAGCATGACCCACCTCATGACCCACCAACATATCATAGACACTGTTAGAAGCACGCTTCCACATAGGGAGGGTCAGAACCCTTGTCTCAACATTAAACTGTGCTGTGGAGACCTCTTGGTTCTCAACTACCAGATCCTCAGTAGCAAGCAGTTTTGCCAGTTGTGCCTTTGTGCTGTAGTTGATTGCCATCTGGTTCTTTGCTTATGTGAATATTCTACAGCACCCAGCAGGTTTTGAAACCCATTGCTACCACTTATTAAACTGTCACACGCACCAACCCCCCACACTATTTAAAGTGCAGGGGGCTTTGGTTTTGTACTCCTTGTGAGTTTTTTAGACTTAATCTTCAGTTAGGATGTGTCTGCAGAATCTCCTTGCTTGTTGGTCTACGATATCACATTCTGATATGCACTGGAAGTATTCGGAAACTTGGTTATATTGGTCATCCAGAGTGTTCTTTTCATCCCACTTCCAAGAAGCTAGTTCATTATGTGATACTAAGTTATGCATAATAACCTCCTCACTCACTGAATTATTTAGTCACCGTATGCTAACTTAATGAACTTTTGGTTACATTTAACTTTTTCTTCAAGTATTGCAATGCTTCTTTACGTTGCCTAAGTGCCTCTGGTTTCAGATGAATTTTCTGCTCCTTCTTTGAGTGATGCTGCCAGTTTGGAATGTTCATTGAGATACCTATCAGATGCTGGGTCTGTGATTAACGTCATATTCTTCTTGAATTCATCCCCCATGTCAACAGGGCGTCTAACAAATTTACCGTATGTCATGGTTCTATCCTAGAGAAATTACCTTGCTTCTCAAACTTTATCACACTATCAAACTTATCTTCAAGACCTTCCTTGTGAGAGATGACAAAGATGTTAGCATCTTTAATGACAAATCTAATAATCTTAAGGAACTCTTCTGTACCAAATCCATCAAGGGATGAATCAAAAACTTCATCCATGATAAGGAGATTAGTATTGACAGAGTTCTTCATTCTTGCAATCTCTCTCCATGTAAAGAGAAGTGCAAGGTCAATTCTCATTTTCTCACCTTCAGAGAAGGAAGCATAAGAGAAGTCTTCATGGATAGGTGATTCAATAGTTTCTGTGAATTCTTCATCAAGTTTAAAGTTGATGTAGAAGTCCATCATCTGCAGGTATTTGTTTGCCTGTTGATTGATAATGGGCAGATACTTCTTAATGATTTGAGTTTTTACTCCACCATCTTTTAGAAGATTGTATGTAAAATCAAGATAAGTAATCTTCTCTTTCTTCTCACTTATATTTTCAAAGGTGTCTTGAAGACCTGTTCTGAACTGTTCTAATTTCTCATGTTCAGTATTTCTGTTTGCAACCTGACTGGTAATAGTTTGAATTTCCTGTTCCAGTCTCTTGATCTGTTTCTGACAACCATTGATGTGAGAATTGTTTTGAGTAATGCCATTAAGAAGTTTACTTAAGTCTCCTGAGATTTGTTGGAATTGAGACTCTCTTTCTTCCTCCTTTTTAATTGCGTTGAGGAGTTCTTGATAACCCTTCTGCAATTCTTCTGCTTTAGATTGAGAGTCACTAATTCTATTTACCCTGAATGACTCTTCAATATTCTGCTCACAGGTAGGGCAAACCCTATTCTCTGAGAAAAACTTATGCTCCTTAACTATTCCACTAATCTTGTTAGACAATTTACCCTTGATATTACCATATTCTCTAAGTTTAGATGCTGAACCTTCCAAAGAAGTCATCTTCTCTTGAAGTACAATAACATCTTTATTAATATTCTCATTCTTATGCATGAATGTGTTCTCTTCATTTAAGAGAGTATTAATCTGATGCTCTTTAGAACTAATATCTTCTTTACTTTGATTTTCAATCTGTTGAATAAAGTTCTTCTGCATATCAACTTTATCTTTCAGACTTTCTTTCTTTAATTCAAGAGTTCTGACTTCATCTTTAATAAGACGCATTCTACCTTTAACAATCTCATTCATAGATGAGAAGATTTTAATATCAAGCAAGTCTTCTACAACTTCTCTCCTACTATTAGTAGGAAGTTGCATAAAAGGAACAAAAGAACTACTACCCAAAATAACAATCTGAGTGAATGACTTGTAGTTCATCTTCAAGACATTTTGTTCTAACCACTTCTGCTGATCAATAGCAGAAGCATTTTGGTCTAGTTCTTTACCATCTCTGTAGATTTTAAAGATATTTGGTTTGATTCCTCTTTCTACTTTCCATTCAACATTATTAACAACAAACTCAATCTCTACAAAACAGTTCTTCTCATTTGTAGTGTTGATGAGTTGACCCTTATTAATCTTTCTGAACGACTTACCATACAGTGAGAAGGTAAGGGCATCAAGAATAGTTGATTTACCAGCACCATTTGTCCCAATAATGAGGGATGTACTGGCATCATCAAGTGATACTTTGGTTGGTTGATTCCCAGTTGATAAAAAGTTTTTCCAGGAAATGGTCTTAAAGGTTATCATCAGGTTTATCTGGGGGAATCACAATGTCATTTTTAGATATAATAGCATACCTGTGTCCATGTGTCTCACAAGTATGAATCATTAATTCGCTTTCTATTTCAATTACATGCATCAGTGGATAATCAAGTTCTTCTAATTGCATAGAATATCTCATTGCATCATCTTGCTCTTCAAAGATGTAAAGGACCTGTTCTCCTTCATCATCTAATACAGAGTATGCTCCATCTTTCTCCTTTCCTGCTACTGTAATAATATACATTATACTAACTCACAAGCTTCCTCATAGACATCTTTGATAAGAGATTGAACAACAGACTTGTCTAATGAAAATTCTGCCTCTTCAATATATCTATTCAAGATAGAAAAGGTATCTTCTGTCTCTACATCTGGATTTTCTGTAAAGTATCCATTATTGAAATCATAACTCTCAACAATTTTTAAATCAGCAACTCTTGTCTCATAGATTTTATCTACAAACTTTTCAAAGTTAGCAACATCATTCTTTGATTTAACAATGATCTTTACAATTTTGTTGCGATAAGGAGATGCATCAAACATCTGATAGGGAGTATCATCATAATAGATGTTATGAAACATTCTGAATGGATTATTTACATAATCAAATTCCATGTCATCAGTGTCTAGAATAATGAAACCTCTTTCATCATTGACATCATTCCAGAACATTTCATAAGGATTTCCTATGTAGAAGATTTTGCCATCATTTGATCTTGTATGGAAATGACCTGAGAATACTTTCTTGAACTTCTGATATAGTTTGCTCTCCATACCATGATCCATGATGAGGTTTTTATGAGCTCTAAATCCTGTAAGTTCAAGGTGCCCCATCGCGTAGTGGCAAGTTGAATTTTTAATAAATTTAAAAGTTTCTTCTTTATTGTTTTCATTAATCCAAGGAATGAATAATATAGGAGTTTTATCAACAGTTACTTCTGTTGCTTCTGAGTATGTAATTACATTATCATACTCATTTAACAAAAGACTATTAGAGTTGATATCATTAGTATTTTTGTAGTAAGCATCATGATTGCCCACCATCAGATGCATAGTAATACCTCTCTCCTTAAGAGGTTCAAAGACTACTCTCTTTGCCCAATCCAATGCTTTGAATTCAATACCCTTTCTGACATCAAAGGCATCTCCCATGTGAATCACAGTGGTGATACCTTCTTTGTCTAGAGTTGGAAAGAAAATTTCATTGTAAAACTTTTCAAAATAATCATGAAACAACTTGGAACCTTTTCTTGCTCCATAGTGTGTATCAGTAATAACTGCTACTCGCATCAGTTCCTCAATTTGCTATGGACAGCATCTTTGATGGAATTGTACTCGCTGTAGTTGCTACTGTCAAGATCATTTGAGTCAAAGACCTCATCAAAATTAGTCTTCTCTAGAATCTTATTTTTAATTTCAAGTTGCTTCTTCTCTTGTTGAATCCTTCTCAGGAATGCGTAGTAAATGATTTGAGTAAAATAAGCAAATGGATTCTTAGACTTCTCAGGATTAAAGTTATGAATATATCTCACGCAGTTTTCAATACCATCACAGATCATATCATCCTTGAACATATAGTTCACAAAGTTAGGTTTATATGATAGATGATTAGCAATCTTCAGAAAACATTCACCAATGTATCTGGGAATCTGTGGTTTAGGTAATCCTTTTTCCTTTGCTCTCTCAATATCAATCGCATACTGTTCTAAGGCTGCCAAGAAATCCTTGTTATTGACATAGTGCTCTGATTTCTTAGGTCTTGCCATAGTAGTATAAGAGAAGGGCATAATAATCATTTATCTACTGGAATTATTATAACAGGAAATCAAAACGTTGACAACTATGTGTTTTACCAGTAGACTAGGTTTGTTGCCTTTGAAAGATGAGCCTTAGCTAGATTTATAGAGTTTCTCTAAAACCTCTTTTGCATCTTGAACAGAGGAGAGATATCCCATCTTCCTATCTATCTGAGCATGATTACCTTTATGCATCTTTCTTATATACTCTTGATAATACAGAATCATCTCAATATCTTCTGATTCAGACATTGTAAGAACATCATCAATATTAACAATAAACATATCATCAGATGTTGATTTCAACCAAGGTTCAAACTTGTGTCCTACAGTTGTTCCTCTTAACTTTACTTCTTCAACCACAATAGGATTTGATACTAGAAGCATAGTTCTATCATCATCCACATCTGCTGCTACTTTGGCAAAGATTTCATCTCCACCTTTAAATTTGATTGTACAGTAGAAATCATCTTCTAGCATACACTCCTCCTAGTCTTTTATGTTGACTGATATGATGTCATAATTGAATTGCTCTTGAACATAAATTTTCACCCTCTCAATAAAATGATTCAGTGTATAATTCTTTCTTGATCCCAAAGTTAGATCATCAGCAATATCATAAAGTTTTGCTTTCACTTTGTTTTTGCCTTTTCTTAGGACTCTACCAATACTCTGAAGGTTTCTAATACGAGATTTGGATGGAGAGGCAAAGATTACATTGTGTAGATTCTTAATATTGATTCCTGTACTGAATGTTCCATAAGAAGCAACAATGATGGCATCATTCTGCTGCTCTGTGATTTCCCTTACTTGTTCTCTGTCTTCAGCATCTACACCGCCATGAACAAAGAATACTTTTCTTCCTTCCTTGACTTTTTTATTTATCATATCGTAAAGTATGGCACCATGTGCTTCAACTCTGCTATAAAGAATCAAAGTATTACCTTTTAAATCAATAGCAAGATTGGTAATAAAATTATTCCTTTTCTCATGACCAATTAGAAACTGAATCTCATCTTCATAAGTATCAAATTTCTTAGGTTTATACTTAAGAACAAGACATTGAATATCTAAAGTTGCAAGATGTCCTTCATCAATTAATTTCTTGGTTTGAGTGACCTTGTATGATGGACCAAACAATCCCTCTAAGACCCATTTATGGGTCTGTGTGCCATCTAAAGTACCTGTGAAACCATATCTGTACTTT